TCCTTCATCTTTATAATAATCAGCTAAAGTTTTATTATTATTTTTGTTTTTGTTTTTTATAGGTTTGTAAATAAAAGAATCAAATAAATACATTCCTACAAATACTGAAACAAGAATCCAACCTGCCATATTCATACAACCTTTCATTCAATTATTAATTTATTATACCATATTTATCCATATAAAAACCGAAATTTTTCTGGGGGTGGTTTTGTTATCTCATAGGCGTTCATTTGTTGAACAGGGGTAATTGAAAAATTTATGAAACAAAACTGTAAATTCTCTTCATTTTCAGCCTATTATTTCCCACCTTTTATTGAGTTCGTATAATATATACTTATACGAACTATGAGTCTATATCTAGTCTATACACTGCATGTATAAAATTCTATATAAATTATACATAGATATTGCATAAGAAATGTATAAAACATACGATTTTCTATATAAACTGCATAAATATTGCATAAATATTAAGTATAGTATTTCCCATGTATTTCTCAATAATTTGTGTCATATTCGCCCCACATTGCACCCATATCATGCGAACATCTGTACTATTATATTACGTTCATCCTTTGAACATATGCGAACAGTCGTTCTATTTTGTTCGATTATTGAACCCCAGTCAACCCTAATTTTATTATTTTTTGTGATTATATAAAGAATCTAACATACAACATACAATCACATCTTATTACCTTATACTACTAACCATATTATACCATCATACAATACATGATACAATAGTGTTAGTACCTAATATAACCATCACATTATCACACCTATATACAACGCATAAACCTTTTATATATCAAGGCTTTCACTACATCATACACACATTAATAATATACAATTATACTACATACTTATACACTATATCATATCATATAATCATACCATGTACTACTTACCTATGCTGTTACTGTATCATTATTCACTACATTAGTATCTACATTGGTATTATCTGTCTTACCTTTATTATCCTTTTTAAGTCTCTCTAACTCCTGTGTCTTATCTGGTGTTAATGGTGACTTCTCAACTGCTGTTTCAATAGACATTGCACCCATTTTAACTTGCTTTTGTATATTGTCTAATGTCTCAGTAACATTTTGAGGACGTGCATAATTAAACTCTACATTAATATATTCTCCCTTATCATTCCTACCTAATAACTTTCTAATAACATTAAATCTTGTATTAAATCCATTCCTCATTACTCTTTCATTAAGCATTGCATATACATCAGCCAATTGATAAAGCATACGCAATGATACTTCTGATACATTAGCCACATTAGTATTACCCCCTAATATACTAGGCATATATGCATTAAAGTTTAATTGATTCTGTATTTCATTTAAATATAACTTAATAGAATTAGAATCCATTGAACTTGCTACATATTTTAAATCACCACCTAATTCGGATGTAAACATATAGCCAACAGAATCATTATTTTTAACACTACCTTGTATTGGTTGTCCTATATTTAATAATATTGGACTTAAAGAAAGTGTATAAATACTATCTCCCATCTTACTATAAATATCCTCTAATTCGTCCAGAATAGGTTTAATTAATTCTAATAAACCTTCCCCTTCTCTAAAGTCCCAATCTGAAGGATTAAAGTAATGTATTGGTAATCCTGTACTATTTTCTATACTATCTATCCTATGTGGGTCATAATGAATTACGTCCTTTCCTGTGTCATCTGGTTTACTATAAGGATTAGAACTTTCATTACTCCATTCCTCAACTCTATCTGGATAATATACATTCCAATAACTTATATTCTCTTTATTAGTCCAATATTCAATAAATGCAACGTATGTTCCATCATCAGCAAAAACAGGATAAGAACAAGCACTATCAAATACTTTAGATGTAATATTTCCACTATCATCTATATAAATATATTCAAAACTATCTCCGTACTTTCCTATCTTGTCCATTAGTTCCCAATCAATAGAATTGTAGTTTCCGTAATTATATACGGATTGAATATCTGACACTAAACTTTCAGTCCCAGTAAGTGTTGTTGATTTCCCAAGTAGGTAATTTGAATGAAAATTTAAAATAGTTTTAGTATTATGTAATACTATTTTTCTAACTGTAAACTTTTGATTTTTATATACAGTATCTTGTCTATTTAATACCTCATGTGTTCCATGTAAATAATTTTTAAGTCTGTGACACTTTGCTATCCTCATCGTATGATGTGGTTTATTAACCTCTCTTGTAAACCATAGTGGTTCATTTCTATAAGTTGTTTGTACATAATAATTAATATCTTGTGACATTTATATCGTCTCCTTTATTCTGAATTTATATTTTTGTATACGTTAGTAAACAGTGTAAACATGTTGTAAACACTAGTGTTGTAATTATTACAACTAAAAAAGGAAGGTTAATTAAAACCTTCCTAAAATTTTATATTTAATTTATCCTCGTCTTTTATTTCCACCAAGATTCTCTAATTGTGAACTGAATAATTGCATAATATCATTTCCAGATTTTTCAGTATAACCACCAGTAAAGCTAAAATGATTTTCAAATTTAACATTGCTAGTATCTCCACCAGTAGAATTATTGTTATTATTTACAATTCTATTGCTTAAACTATTTAAATCCATTGATGTTACTTTTGGTGATATATTCCACCTACCCAAATCTGCAAAAGTGCTTGATAATTGTGTCATTATTCCATCATTATTTTTAATCCATTCATAAATTTTATCAAATTTTGAGTTCATCTCAGGTAAATTGTTAATCTCTTTAACTGCATTGCTCCAGTCTTCTGTTTCTTGCTTATTTAATATCTTTTCTCCACCATGTAAAATAGCTTGTTTACCTTCACTTGGTAAATTGTCTGGAGTTCTACCACCTGTTTCAAACTTAGCTATATCGTCACGTCTTGCCCAACCAACTACATTACCATCAGAATTAGCAACTTTAAAATAACCATTATTATATCCAACAGTTTTTAACTTATCACCACTATATTGACCCCATGAACCACTACTTGACATTGCAGTACCATTTTGAAGATTATCAATAACTTCACCACTACCATTAGATACTTTTACAGAATCACCAACTTTAACTTCTTTACTTTTACTACTAGATGATGAAGATTTCTTAGCTTTTATTCCAGTTATATCTTGTAATCCGTCTAAAGCTTCTTCAATCTCTTTAAGAAAAGCCTCTTTAAAGTTCTCTCCGCAAAGACTTCCAACTTCCTTATAGCTTTCTGACGAATCATTTAATACTTTTAACATAGCATCTGAATTCTTTTCAGTAATCATAAGGTCAGCATCAGCATATAATTGTTTTTCGTCTAAATCCTCTTTATAATGTTTTTCTTTTCTCTTTTTCATACTATCATAATGTTTTTGGGCATTATCTAATTCTTTTTTATAGTAATCATCTGTTTCTTTTATTTCATCTTCAAAATGCTTTGAACTATTTTCTTTCTGTTCTGTTAAAGAATCTTTTTGTTTGTTTAAAGCATCTTTTTGAATATCAATTTGTAAATCCTTAATTTCTTTTGCTAAGTCATTTTTGTTTTTTAGTGCATATGAACTGTTATCTTTTCCCCAATCTTCAAATTCAGCCTGTAAAAGTTTTAACTTTCCAGCTTTATCTTCTTTGGCTTCGTCTAAATCAGATATTTGTTTTTCTAAAGCTTTTATCCTTTTTTCATAGCTTTCTTGTTCTGCTTCTTTTTCATCTTGAAGACGTTTCTTTTCTGTGTCATACTCCTTCTGAATTTTCTCTTTTTTCTTATCATATTCGTCGTCTAATTTTTCAAGTTTATCTTCTTTTTCTTTTTCTCTTTGCTTTTTCAATCCATTAACTAAATCATCTCTAAGTTTTTTTAAAGCATCTTCATCAGCTTTTTCCATTTCATTAGTGGTGCTTTGGATTTCATTTCCAAGTTTATTCCAATCAGCAGTAGCCTTTGGAATTTTCTCATCAACTAAATTTGTATAGTCTTCTGTATATTTTTGTAAATCTTTTAGCCATTTAATGTCACTTTCTTTTTTCTTTTTGGCTTCTTCACTGTCCCCAGATTCGGCATTTATGGATTCTTGCATTTCTAACAAACGTTGTTGAGAGTTGATTAATTTACCATTAGCATCAAATTGGAAAGACATACTAGCTAATCTAGTTTTCATTTCCTCAGATTCTTTCTTTTGTTCATCGTTCAACTTACCTACAGCAATTTGTTTTTGCTTTTCTAACTCTATTTGTTCAAGTTGTGAATCTCTATATTCTTTGCTACCCTTTTCAAGTGACTCTTGAAGCGATTTATTTACTTCTAATTCACTATCATAACCTTTAATTGCATTTTCTAAATCTAAATATCTGTTTGGGGTTATATCTGATTTAAGGTCATTTATTTCTTGGGTATAATCCTTTTTCTCTTTACCTTTTTTATCAGAACCTCCAGTTCCACTAAAGTCAGAAGTTCCACCTAATCCACCACCAGAGAATCCTTTCATACTAGCACCAAATTCATTAAACTTAGTATCGACTTCTTGAATTGCCCCATTTAATTCATTTGCTTTAGCTTTCCATTTATCTACATTTGAATCTACTTGCTTAAGAACATCATCATCAAATCCTTTTACTCTAGGGTCTCCTGTTCCAAGAAAATCAAATTTATGTCTCTCTGCGATACCTTCTTTGAGTGCCTCAGCACCTGCTAAATTAGAATTAATTTTCTTAATTTCTTGATTTAACTTATTTAATACACTGGCTTTTTGCTCTGCTGTCGAACGAAAATTATCAAAATCTGTAGCATATCCTTTAGCTGATTCCCCAACGAATGATACGAGCCAGTTTTCTATAGCTACACCAAATTGATGTTGTGTACCTTGTTTAAGTTCATTTAATGTACGATAATTCCCAAAATCAATATCATCTGCTTTTTGTCCGTCCGAAACAAAGGCACTTAATAAATTTTTATAAGCATTTTGATATTCTTGATTTGAAGCAATCTTATTTTGGTAAAATTGTTCTGAATCCCCTTCCATTACTTCATATGCCGAAGCCTGTGCTAATTGTTCTTCTTTTATTTTTTTATTTAAGAACTCTTGTGCTGTAGCAACTTTATTGATATTATCACCAATTTCTGGGTAGGCTTTACTAATAGCACTAGCAATTGCAGGTGTCATAGCTTGTGATTTATTCAATCTATCAATAAACCCATTACATTTAGAAATCTCTTGAGTAGCTTTTGCATATGCTTCAGTAGCTTTTTGAATATCTTTAGCGTGTTCATCGGCTGTATTTTTACTAATTTCATCATTCAATTTTTGAACACTATCTTTTGCATTTTCTGCTGATATTCCCATTGTAGGGTATGCTTTTTGTAATGCTTCTAAACTCTCCTTGCTTATATCTGTACCAGAGTTTAATTCCTTCATAGCTGTAGCTACAATTTTTGTTTTATCAGCTACTTTTTCAGATTCATTAGAGTTTTCTTTTTGTGTTCCAGTATTATCTTCTATAGATTTACTATAACGCTTGATTGCATCTTCACTAACTCCAAATCTTTCTGCTAATTCAGATGTACTTTTACCCGCATCTATTGCATTCATTATCAATATTTTATATTGACTATCTTTAGACATTGCTTCATCAAGCATTTTACTATATCTTTGTAAATCTTCTAATGCACTATTTTTTCCAAAAGAAGTAGTTGCTTCTTCCGATGCCTTTTTTGCTTCTTCTTTTAATTGCTTATATTTTTCTATAGTTTCATCTATACTCTCTAAAGTTGTTGCACCATAACCCATGTTAGTGCCTTTTCCGATAATATCCATAGGACTCCAACTTATACTACTCATTCCAGAATTATTATCATCTAATTGCTTTAAAGTATCATTTAGCATTGCTTGTTTCTTTAATTTTATTTGTTCTTCAATTTGTTTATTACTGGTTGCAATAGCTTTCCCTTGTGCATCATATTGAGTTGTACTATTAGGTAATGCAGTTGCTAATTGTCTTTCAACTTCTAACAATTTTTCTTTTAAATCTTTATTTTCTTTAGTACCTTCATTAGTAGAATTTATTTGATTTTCTAAATCTTTTTTTTCTTTTAATAAATTAGTGGCACTTGTAATTGCTTCTTTTTCAGTTTTATAACTAGATATAGCTTCTTCATTAGATTTTTTTAAATTTTCTTGAGCATTAACCAGTTCCATTACTTTACTTATAGCAAAAGATATAGCTAGTGATAGACCCATTGAGAAAGCCATCTGTAATGCCATTGCACTTACTGCACAAGCTTTTTGTGCCATATTAGCTAATCCTAATTGAACTTGATATCCTGCTAATTGAACTTTTGCAGAATTAGCGTTCATACCCATTTGATTCATATAAGTTATATTTTGTTTAGTTGTTCTTATATTCTCTGTTGCTGTTTTTGATACTCCTGCCCATGTAGCTTTTAAATTATTTAATCCACCAGTTAAATTAGTTAGAAATGATGGTTGATATATTGTCATTGACTCTCTAAATTTAGTATTAAATATAGTCATTGCTCCAACAACACTCATTATTACTGTAGGCATAGCACCAAATGTTTTAATTATGTCATTTAATCCACCTACTACATTTGTAGTACCAGTTAATAATGATTTAATTCCATTTGTATCAGTTAAGTTAATCCATGTAGCTTTTACAGTTTCTTTAAATGTATTAAGCTTTCCAGAAATACCATTTATGTAAGATTCTTGTTCCTTCTGAGCACTACCTGCACTTTGTCCAACCATTTGATATACTTTATCCAATTGTTGGTAATTTTGCATCAATCCTGCGAAAACATTAGCTCTATTTTTACCTGCAATTTCCTCACTTAAATTAGCTTTCTGAATATCTGAGAACGTACTCCATTTTTCTCCAAGAGATTTGACGATTTCATATGTAGATTTAAAGCCACCATTAACATTTTTTATATCAATATCAGCTATACTTTTGAGGTCTTCTCTCATAGTAGGAACTAATTCGCCCTCCTCATCTTTTACGCCTCGAATTCTCATCGAAATTGTTTTGAGTCCATTGGCTACCATATTGCTATCCCTAAGCACCTCAGTTCCTGTTGCGATTAAAGCGGTTGATTGTGCTAAATCATTATTTGCAAGTGCAAGTGAAGCACCACCAATTCTTAAACCTTCAGTCAAATCCTTTGTGGTCAAAGCGAAACGATTTCCAGTTTCATTTAAAATATCAACTACTTTTGTAGTATCTTTTGCTTCAAGTTTGAAACCCTTCAAAATACTAACTAAAGAACTCGCACTATCACTCGCTGACATATCTCCAACATTTGATAATATCAAACTATTCTTAGCCATATATTCGGAAGCTTCTTTAAATGAATATCCTAATTGCTTAAATGTAGCTGTTGCTGTTATAGCATCTTCTGTAGTTCTACCTAAAGAAATACCCATCTCATTTGCTTTTCCAACAAAGTTATTTAATGTAGTATCTGCTACATCTGAACTTACACGCTTTAAATCCCTTAAACTATCGTCTATATTTTTAATGTCTTTCAAACCTTGCCTTAATTGGTTTAGTCCTGCAAATATTACACCACCACCAATAGCATAAGAAAATACACTTTTAAATATAGTTCCTAATGATGAAGCATTTGCCTTAACATTATTAATTGCACTTGATAATTGATTTACACTATTTCTAGCAGTAGAAACCTCAGCACTAATAACTTTACCATCAATAATTTTCCCAGACTTTACTTGAGATAATAATTGTTTTAAATTTATAATATGTGCTTCTGCTTTTTGTAATTCAGTAATATCATTACTATTAATAATATCCATTTTTGTAGCTTTAATATTATTAACTCTATTGCTTAAGGTATTTATAGCACCTTGTAATTTATTAATATTAGTAGAACCATTGTTACCCAAAGCATTGATTTGAGTTTGTAATTGGTTTATTTTATTTATAGGTGTTGATACACTAATATTATTAAGTTGAGTTTGTAGCTGAGTTATTAGTGCAGGGTCTATACCCATAGCATTAGCTGTAGATAATTTACTTTGCATTTTAGTTTTAATAGATTCAATTTTAGCTTCTAACTTTCCAAGTTGTTGAACATTATCACTAACTTTAACATTGGTTGTAGTAAATACATTCTTAACTACTCCCTCAGCTTCATTCATTACTTGTTTCCACTTCATAGTTTCAGTTACAAGTTTACCCATATTGTCTGTATAAGTAATTGTTGCGTCTTTAACTCCACCATTTTTAGTAGTGTTAAAACTAATTTTAGCCAATGAATCAACGGTATTTCTAATCTCATTTGCACGTCTTTGTAAATCATCAAATGCTTTTGCACCATCACCTATATTAAGTGATTTGCCCATAACATTTTTATATTGTTGTGCTTCTTGTGTAGCTTGTTTAGTTTTATTGATTACCGTATCAATTCCACTTACATCTACTTTACCCATTTTAATAATAAAATTCATACTGTTTAATTGAGTTTGTATACTACTTTGTATTTTAGATACGTCCAATGAAGCAGTATCAATTTTTGCACTTATTCCTTTTATTCCATCTAATTGTTTTTGAAGATTTGATTTTACTTTATTAATATCATCAAATCTTATGCCAATTAGTATTGATTGTTTATTTTCTGACATATTAATTTACACCATCCTTTCTGTTTTATGCAACAAAAAAGAGAGTGTAAATCATTTATACACTCTCTAAAATTCTTTTAAATTATTTCTTTATTTTATGTAATAATCTCTTTATTGG